AAGAGATTTTGCAAGTTTACATGTATTTGGATTAGCACCAATTTTTGCTGTGTCTTGTGTTTCTATTGTTTGATAAGAAGGAATACCATTCCAGTAATCATATTGTGTTAGAATATCACCAGTATAGTATTTCTTTTCTCTTGGGAATTCAGTTGTTGTAATTGATTTAGCACCAACAACATGTTCTACAATCTTAGCCATATGTAAGAATGCATCTCGTGTTCCCATTCTTTGTTCGATTTGTAATCCAGTATTAACTGCATTTTCAAAATACATTCCAGCAGTTTGTACTGTAGCTGCATTACCACCATATTGAATATCGTGAGCAACTGCATCAACAATATATCCAGTATCTCTTCTGCATTTCTCTTCGCTATATGGAAGTACTTCGAAGTATTGTGATAAGTGATTTAGTACACCAGATTGAACTGTTGCTTTAACACCTTCAATTTCACCAAACGCAGATTGATTTACTGCATTATATGTTGAAAGTGTTGGGAATTCAACTGGAGGATTAAGTAGCAATGTATTATTAGTAATACTATTTGCAACAATATCAAATAATCCTTCAACTTCATCACCGATTGCTCCACCTGCTGAACCTGAACTAAAGTCTTGAGATGCAGCATTACCAGAAGATTTTAATCCACCAATATCTGTGTCTTGTACAATAAGGTTAGCACAATCACCAATATGTGCGAATGCAGCAGCAGTTGGTTCTCTTTGGTCGAGAGGTAATACGCTTACAGCATTTTCAAAGTAAAGTTTAGCGTCGTTGATTGTTGCAAAGTTACCACGATGTTGAGCATCGAATGAGATAGCATCAATTAGATATCCTAAATCTCTTTCGCACTTAGCAACATCATAACTTAATGAAGGTCTGTTTGCAGCTAACCAAGCAGTAATTTCAGCTTGTAAGAATGCTTTATTATTTTGTAATTGAGCTCTACCATTAATACGTTGAGTATTTACTGCGTTATTAGTATAAAGTATTGTGTCAGCATTGCCAGAACCATTTGTCATGATATCAATGATTTCATCAAATGATGCTTCAGCTGCAGTTTTCATTGTGTCGTCAGATATTGCAGCAACAACTAATCCTTTAGCATATTTAATTGCTGAAACAGTTTCAGTTAATTGTTCGTTAATTACAGCATCAGCACCTGTTGTACCAATTCTGTATGCAAGTCCGTTAAATACTGCGTTGAAGTTTGAACCAGTTAATACATCAGCTTTAACAGCATCAATAATTAAGCCAATATCACGCTTACACTTATCGCCATCAAAGACATAGTATCTATCCTTGAGATAGCCTTGTACTTCTTCAATGATAAAGTCTCTGTTACGTTGTAATTGTAATCTTGCATTTGTTCTGTTCGGGTCAAACGAAGCCTTAGTGATTGTAGGCATTTCGTCATCTTCAATATTAGTATCATCTAATAAATCAGCAACTGTGTTAATTAAATCATGTACTGCAGTACCGGTTGTAGCATTAGCAGCAGTTCCACTAGTATCTTGTGTTAGACTATTACCTGAAGTTGGAGTAATAGCTGTTTCTTCAACCACTTGTTTAGCTTTATCAGCCAACCAAGCAAATGCTTGTCTTGTAGGTTCGCGTTGTTCGTAAGGAAGAATATTAATTGCTTCTCTTAAGCCAGATACATTAGCAGTATCTTCGTATTCAGATAATGTTTTAAATTGACCTTTTACTTCAAGTGGCAAGACATTGACAGAGCGTTGTTGCTCATAGTCTGCCGATTGAGAATCAAATCTTCTGAAGTAGTAATTAAGTACTTCAACTGTATTTTCGTTACCACCATATTCAATATCTCTTGAAACAGCGTCAAGCATAAGACCAACGTCTCTTGTGCATTTCGCTTTACTGTATGGTAAGCCATTATATTCTTTTCTAATGTGGTCAATAACACTTGCTTGTAGATTTTCAGTAATACCATCAAGTGTTGCAACAGCAGCTTCCATTCCAGATTCAATAGAAGGTTCTATGTAAGCTGGTAAGTGGTCTCTATTTTTATCTCTAATAACTTGAGTTGTAATATTAATACCAGCTCTTACAGCTTCACCAACTTCAACACCAGCGTCTGTTAATGAAGTATCTTGTGTTTGTGCGTTACCAGTTGTAGGTGTTACTGTAATGTCTCTTACAATATTATATGCAACGTTTGCAATATGTTCCCAAGTTTTAGCTGTTGGTAAAATCTGGTCTTCAGGTAATACAGCAATAGCATTATCATAATACATTCTTGCAAAGTTAACAGCAGCTGCATTAGAGCCGTGTTGTATATCCCAAGATATAGCATCAGTTAAGAATCCTGTATCTCTTTCGCACTTAGCAACATCGTAAGTTAATGTTGGGAAGTTTTGAGCAATATATGCTGTGACTTCTGCTTGTAAGAATGCTTTATTTAATTGTAATATTTGTCTTGCAGTTGTATGATTTGCTGATACAGAGTTAGTTCCGAAAGTTAATGCGTCAGCAGCTGTTTCACTATTTTATAAGATGTCAATAATCTCATCAAATGCAGCATTACTTCTTGTTAAAGCAGTTCCTGTAATATCTGCTTCAGCTGCAGCTTTATCTTTTAGATAATTGATTGCGCCAACAGTTTCTGTTAATTGCTGTTGATATACTAATTGAGCACCAGCTCCACCTAATCTATATGATAGACCATTAAATACTGCGTGGTAGTTAGAACCAGAAGCAACATCTCGTCTTACTGCATCTAGTATTAATCCAGTATCTCTAGAACATTTTTCTCCATCAAATATGAAGTAATTATCGTCAAGATAAGCATTAACTTCAGCAGCTAAGAAGTCTTTATTAGCTTGTAATTGTTCTCTAGCATATTGACCTTGAGAGTTGTAAGTAACTTTTGTAACTGCATGTTTTTCAACAGATACAAATGTGTGAGTACCACCTGAGCCTGTTCCAACATTAACTGTAATATCATCACCAGCAACTGTTGTAATTTGCATTGGTACTCTATAGTTACCATCACCTTTTCTTGGATATGAGTGCTCAGTAGCATCTCCATCTTGAGAACATGTAAATGTGAAGCTATATGGAGCGAACTCGATATAATCATCAGTTGTTAAATCATGCCCTGGGATAGTTACTACTGAAATACCTGTTGCAGGGTCATAAGTAGCAGTTGTTGGTGTATAATGAGATACATGAGAAGCTGGGTCTGGGAATACTAGAACATCACTATCAATACAATTAGCATCAGCTCTAACAAACGTATGAGTTCCACCTGCTCCTGCGCCAACATTCATTGTAATTGTGTCTGCAGTAACAGAAGTAATTTTTACTGGTGTTTTATATGCAGGGTGGTGTGATTCTGGATATGCGTGTTCTGTTGCATTACCATCTTGAGCACATGTAAATACCACACTCTCTGGTGCAATAGAAACATAATCACCGGCCTCTAAATTGTGTTGACCAATAGTTGCTACGAATACTCCAGTTACTTCATCGTATGTAGCTGTTCTTGGTGTATATGTTGAGATATACTTAGCTGTTTTAATATTATTAGCTGTTGCCGATACAAATGTATGTGCAGATGTATCAGAAGATGTTCCAACATTTAAAGTGATTGTTGTGTTAGTTGTACTTGCAACTACTACTGGTTTCTTATATGCAGGGTGTTGTCTTTCGCCTTCGATAGCATTTGTAATTGCTGATACAAATGTGTGAACTCCGCCACCATTTTCTACAGCTCCAACATTACATTCAATACCTGTTGCTGTAACTGCAGTTAATTTAATCTTTTTCTTATAGAATGGATGGTGAGCTTCAGGAACAGTATGTTGTGTAGCGTTATCATCAAGTTCACAAGTAAATGTAATACTATAAGGTGCGATTTCAATCTCATCGCCAACTTGTAATTTATGAGCACCAATTTCTGCAGTAAATACTCCAGTCGATGGAACATAAGTAGCACCAGTTGGTGTAAACTGTGTAATTGTAGTTGTAGGATAAGTATGTTGAGTTGCATTACCATCAGTTGCACAAGTAAATGTTAAACTATCAGGAGCAATCATTATCTCATCGCCGATTTGTAAATCGTGAGAACCAATCGTTAGTACAGACAATCCAGTTACTGGGTCGTATGTAGCATTTGTAGTTGTATATGTTTTATTTCCACTATTAACAATAGAAACAATTTTGTCAAATGATTCATCTGAACGATGTTCAGATGCGTTGTCACTAATACCAATTACATGACTAATTGCATTTGTTAAAGCTGATACAAATGTATGCTCATTAGAACCACCAGTTCCTACAAAACATACAATTGTTGTTGCTGTAACTGAATGTACTGGACAAGGATGGTTATAATAAGGATGCCCTGGATTTGGAACTGCATCGTTTGTAGGTCCGCTTCCTGTATCACAACTGAACGTAATACCATCTTCGAGGAATCTTACATAATCACCTGGTTGTAAACTATGTCTACCAATAGTTGCTTCAAATCTTCCAGTTTCTGGGTCGTATGAAGCATCAGTAGGTGTAAATTGAGAACCAATCTCGTCAGTATTTACACGAGTCTTTAATTCGTTAATTGCGCCAGTTGTTTCTACAAGCTGTTCATTAATAACATTATCTGCAAGAGCAGTACCTGAGCGATACGCAAGTCCAGTTTGAATAGCGTTATAGTTAGAACCTGTTAAGATATCACGCTCAACCGCAGGTAAGATATAAGATTGAATATCTCTTCTGCACTTGTCTGAGTCATATCTAAAATATGTTTCATCAATATAACCTAATACTAAATCTTGTAAAAACTCTCTATTATCTTGTAATTGTTTTCTAGCATTACGTCTGTCAACAGGAATATCTGTAGAATCACTCCATGTAATAGCGTCACCTAATACTGATACAGATTTAGGTAATGCTTCAACAAATGTGTGTTGGTCAATAATTGCTGATTTACCAACATTGACTGTAATCTTAGTAGCATTTGCACCAATAACTTCAATAGGTGTTCCAGCAGCTGGGTCAGAAGCTCTAGGATATCCTGTTCTTGTTGTATTATTATCTCTATCACAAGTAAATACAAGGCCACCTGTTTTCAGAAGGACCTTTCTTCCAACAGTTAGACCGTGGCCTGTACCTAGTGTGATAACTGATAACCCAGTTTCTGGGTCATAAGTAGCTGCGGAAGGAGTAAACTGTTTTCCTTTATTTTCTAAGATTTCTAAAATTTGGTCGTATCCAGCATCAAGTCTTTCAGAAGCAAGATATGAATTGCCGTCAATTAATTCGTTTGTTTGGTCTTTAAGTCTTCGATAAGCTGCAACTGTTTCGTTATTCTGTTGTTCCATAACAGTTTTTGCAGTAGCCATATAATATGCACGACCTGCAGTAACTGAGTTATAGTTAGTATCAAACATCATGTCATTTGTAACAGCTGGGATTATGTAATCAGAAACATCCCTACGACAAGAAGCACTATCGTATGCAAAGAACTCATCGTTATTTTCAATCCAATCAATAAGTTCATTAGTAATAAATTCTCTATTGTCTTGGATTAAATTACGAGCTGCAGTGTAAGGAACTGAAGTATCTTTAAAGATAATTGGGTTCATATTTTCTTCGCCATACTCTAATACATTGAGTAATTCACCGAAAGAAGTATCAACACGCTCGTTAATTTGGTTATTACCAGATTCAAATACACCTTTGATTCTATCTCTTAAGTATATGTTAGCGCCTTTTGTTTCTTCAAGCTGTTCGCCTGGTACAACATAACTGATTGGAGACCTATAAGTAATTCCTGCAAGTCTTCCCCAATAGTTAGTGTCGAGTGCGATATCATAACCTGTACCATCAAGTATAATACCTGAATCTCTTAAACATTTTTCTGAATCATACTCTTGATAACCTAATCCACCGTTTGCTGTATTAGCTGTTAAATAATCGACCATATCGTCGATAATATCATCAGCAGCATTTTCAATTGTATCAGCAAATGCAGTATTACCGATAATTGTTGCAGAGGTTGACTTAGGAGCAAAGAACTCGGTAGTACCTTTTGCTCTCATTGAGATGTCACCGAACTGAGTACCTGAGTTGTTCAGCGTCATTTGTCCACCATTCAATGCATAGAATGCGCATCGTACGAAGATGGATAGAGAACCGATACCGTTAACACCAGCACCGTCTCTTGCAACATAACCTAAACCGTTTTGAGTACGAGGTGTGAAACCAAAACATAATACGTAAGTATATAATGAGTCAGTATCTAGTACTCTTCTGTCTGCGAGTACACAACCACCACCTCTACCAACTGCTCTGTTCGGGAAGTCGTCAATACCAATACTTTCAACAACACCAACACCACCAGATTCTGATGTTACAGTGTCACCGACTGCAAAACCTTTGTTGTTTTTAAGGTTACGAACTCTAATCTTACGATAAGTTGCAATATCTCCAGGAACACCTTTAATTGCGTCTTGTGAGTCGTCCCAAGATAAGTAACCAACAGCACCAGATGAGAATACAACTTCATCATCAAGATTCCAGTCACCTGTAAGACCTGCTTTTAAAGTAAATTCTCTACCTAAGTCAGCAAGAGTACCTTTTGAGTTATATGGATTTAAAGGTGGTTCAACATCTTGTCTTAAGAAGTTAGATAACTGAGTACTATCTCTTAAATATGGAGAACGGAGTAACTTAGCTCCAGGTCGATATGCGATAGCAAATCCACCCTCTGGGAAGTCAAAGTTATCAACTTGGAAATTTTGATATGAGAAACCTTGTACATAACAACCTGAACCAACCAAGATACCATTATTGTTTTCGTATCCTTTTTCTAATTCAATAACAGTTGCATACTGGCCAGCTGTAGAAGTACAAGAACAATCATCAGGTAACTGAAGATTACCTTTTGTATAATATGTACCTGGACCAACTGAAATATGAACTGCGTTATTAATTGCGTTTCTGTTGAGGTCACCACCAGCTTTTTCTAAACAAAGTTCGAAAGCTCTTTCAAGTGTTCTAACAGGTTGTAATTGAGTACCTGGATTATCGTCGTCACCTGAACCAGCGTCTACGTGAACTTTAAGTGCTTGAGCTGTTCTACGAGATATATCATCGTAAAGTGCAGCCATATTGACTTTTTCTGTTTCACCAGTTTTCTCATTTTTAACAGCAAAGAATGATTCATCATCAATCGGTGGGTCCATTTCTTTGGACAAGTCCATGTCAAAGTCAACAAGGTCAGAATTTGTTATTGTACCACCATCGAATGCAGAACTTGCTATTTCACCATTATCAAAAGTTGAATTAGTAGAACTTAAGCCATCAGCAGATGAACTACGGATTGTCATATCAGTAGCTACAACATTATCCATAGTACCTGTAAATGAAGTATTAGATATTGTACCATCGGTGAATGTTGAATCATCAATGGTTGAATTTGTAAGTACTACATTATTACCAGTACCATCGTTAAACTCAGAATCTGTAATAACGATATTGTTTGCTGTACCATCATTAAATTCAGATGAAGTAATAATAGAATTATTGATTGTGCCATCATTGAACTGTGAAGATGTCCATATATTATTAGCACCAGTACCATTTGAAAAATCAGAAGTTGTAATTGTAAGAGTACGACCATCTGAATTTGTAATTAATCCACCATCAAATGATGATGAAGACATAGTAATGTTATTAGCTGTACTATCGCTGAGCGCGCCATCTGCAAATGTTGATTGAGTAATCGTAATATTATTTGCAGAACTATCGGTGATTACAGAATCATCAATAGTAGAATTTGTTAATGCGACATTATTACCTGTGCCGTCATTAAACTCGGAATTTGTTATAATAACATTGTTTGCTGTACTATCATTCAGCTCTGAACTTGTAAGTACAATGTTATTACCTGTTGAATTTGTAAATCTAGAGTCGTCAATATCAGAGTTGGCAATGTCTAAATCTTCACCAGTTGAAGATACTAATGAGCCATTAGTAAATGACGATGATGTAATTGTAATGTTATTAGCTGTGGAATCAAAGATTTCAGTATCTTGGATAGAGCCACGAACAAAGTCTGTATCTTCAATGTCTGAGTTATCGATACGAACATTATCAAGCGTGGAGTCGCGCATTTGGACGCCAGAAATTGTGCCGCCTGTAATTGTTATACGGTCAAAAACTTCATACTGGATTGCTTGAACCAGTTCTTTCCTAGTGATACTACTTGTACCATCGTCACCCTGTACTAGGTTAACAACGACAAATAAATCCTCTGGCCTGGTATTCGCACCGGTAATAGGAGGTAATTCTGAAATTTTTGCCATTTAGACTTTTCCCTTAATTTATTCTATTATTTATTAGGTCAGTACCCAACTACCCATTACGAATTTAACTGATTCTCTAAATCATTTACTTTTTCTTTCAATTCTTTAATCGACTCTAGTAAAAGAGGTATTAATTGCTCATAACGAACTGCTTTGTATGTTTCACCATTTCTTTCGTGATTAAATACTACAGTTGGAAGTATTTCTTCTACTTCTTGAGCAACAACACCTGGAATAGTTTCACTAGGTTTGTCTTTATAATTGAACATATATCCATTAATTTGACTTATTTTATCTAATGGATTTTGTATAACTTTTAAATTGTCTTTTAATCTTAAATCTGATGCGACATAAGCAGTAATAATATCACCAGTTGCTTGAATATTACCAGTAACAGTTAATTCACCTGTCTGGTTAATATTACCAGTAACAGTCAATGTACCAGTATATGTGTCGTTAGCATTACTTCTTAAAAAGTCTGTGCTGTCTAAATTATCAAGAGTACTAGCATTAAGACCAGAGTCAAAGTCTGTATCGTTAACCCATAAGCCTGAACTTGAATTATATTTTAGTACTTGACCATTTTGTACATTTGTAATTGTAACATCTGAAAGGTCGTTAACAGCTACTGACGATATAACACCTGTTAATTGAGAACCATCACCAATAAAATTATTAGCAGTAACATCTTCAGTTACTACAACATTTTCAGTTACAGCTAAATTAGGAACAGTTAATGTTCCAGCACTGGTTAAACTAAGCTTATCTGCTCCAGCACCAGTATTAATAATAAAGTTACCACCACTATCTTTTAAACCAACATCCCATGTTAAACTACCGTTAGTAAATTCAATTTGACCGCCGGTTCCATTAGAAAATGTGGCAGTTGTTTGAGATGCACCATTAACTTTAATTGGACTATTAACTTGAATAGTAGCAGATGCTGTTTCAGACGAAAGCGCGTCAGTCTGAACATCTCCTAAGAATGTAGCAGCTGTAAAATTACCAGTAATTTGAGCATTACCTTGTGCAGCAGAATCACCAGAACCAGTTGTAATTACGTCAGTTCTAAAAGCAGTACTGATTTCGTTAGTTTTATCTAGCCATTGCTGAAATGTATCTGATGTCTGTATGTTTGATATATTTTTAGCCATTACTTGTTTTCCAGCTTTTCTATTCGCTCATAAATGGAAATTATACTGCGTTTGATTTCTAAAATATCGTCTTGAAGTTTATCTACTTTACGATAATAATTGCGCTCTACTTTATATTTATTCAGCGCAGCCACATCTGTGTTGAGTACTGCTCCACTATTATTATCTCTTTTTATATTACTCATATCATTAATTCCTAAGTCAAGGCGATCGCTCTATAATCCATAAGTGTAGGTGCATTATGAATATTAGATGATAGTAATTCAATCTTGATAGCAAATCTTCTAAATTCTTGGAATGTTCCATTGCTACTTGTGTATTCATAAACACCGGCATTTTTATTTGCGTCTGCAATTCTATATCTAAATTCTTTGTAATCTCTAATATTAGTTTTACTACAGAATGTACCAACACCTTCAAATAATTCTAATTCAGTCCATGGCACAGTTTCAAATCCAGCAGAATCAAATGGGCTCTGTGCTCTTATGTAAACTTTAATATCAGTACCCGTAGGCCTGTACCCTGTTACTATAACATTTATATCTTCAGCATCTAAATCACTTGCTAATTCAACAGTCTTAGAAACAAAGGCAGAAGAATCAGCAGCTGTATTTGATAGTGTATATTGATAAGCTAATAGCTTAGATACTTCAATATCAACAAACGGTGATGAAGTTACATTGCTATTATTTTCCATATTAACAATTAAATCAAATGATTTCGTGCGTGATGGGTCATTTGATTTACTATAAAGAATAACACCTTTTTGATTGTAGTGGTTATTATCATTAAACTGTAAAGGTAAATCGTAAGTAATGTTAACATTATCAGGCGATACAAATGTTCCTTCAAATGTTGTAGAAGAAACAGAATCATTTATTTGACTAATAAATGGTTGGAAATAACTAATATTAATGTTATCAATAGAAGTAATATCTGCAGTCTTAGTACTATCTAATCCTTTAATCGTTTGACCAACTTGGAATGGTCTTGTTGATGTTGCTGAACTTTCAGTAAGATGCATTGTTGCTGCATTTCTTTTATCTAGATAAGATAATACGCCAACAGTTACTGGTAAGTGGTCTGTACCATTAACAGAAGCAAAACCCCAAGGACTTGTAAGTGTAAGCTGTACTGCGCTATCAACACTTGCAATTTTATAAATTCCTATATCACTACCATTTGATATTTTAATAAAGTCGCCATCACTATAAATTGTATTTAAATCGCCGCCTGAAGTTACTACATTAGAATTTTGTGTAACATTTACTCCATTAGAAGGTGGAGTTGCAACATATACTGGGTCTTCTTGGTAAATTTTTTCACCAACATTAAATGCTCCAGTAATGTTATTGACCGTTAAGAACTCGTCATCGTTATTTGTAAGTGTAACAGAACCTGTTGAAGCACTAAAATTAGCACGTCTTAATGTAAACTTCATGTCTTCATCTTGATAAGAAGACCATGCGCTATTATTTGTTGATGTAAAGAGAACGCCATCACCCCAATCTTGTACGATTGCTGTACCTTGAGTTGTTCCAGGAGTTAAATCAATACCACCAACTTTAGATGTAAATACTAAATAGTTAGGGTCTGAAGCATCAGGCTGTAAAACAATGGCATATTCTTTTTCAACATCTAATCTAATAGGTGCATCAAATGCAAATGTTGTTGCTACTGAAGCGTCGTCAGACGTAGCACTTGTTAATTCTGTATGTAATTTATGTACTTTAGAGAATGGTACAATTTGGTTTGTAGGATAACCATTAATAACTTCACGTACTTGTAAAGTAATACCATTCTTTTCTGTTGCTACACGTTTAAAGAATACATCAACCTCTGATAGATACACAGAGTTTGAACCGCGGCCCATACCTTTCTTAATAAAGAATGTCTGAGCAATTGGGTCACGACCTCTAATTCTTCGAATAACGTTTCGAGTCGTTGTAGTTGTGTTGACATCAAAATCTGGAGCACGAGTTGAAGTTGTTAATGCACTTTTCTCAACACTAAAGTTATATGCACGATATGTAATAAATCCTTTAGATGTAGATGCAGAATCAATACTTGAATATTGGTTAACGTCTGCAATCTCTAATACACGGTCTCCAACATAGAATGTTTCAGCTGGAAGATTAAAGACAGCGTAAATATTACCATTTGCATCTGTGCTTACTGATGTAACACCTTTATCTCCAAGTCTTTCAATTCCATCAACTGATGACGCTGTAGAACCTGGTATGATATGAGCATTAACATCTTGACCGTCAAAATAGAAATAATGAGGTGTGTTAGGTCTTAAACCGCTCATATAAATTTTAATATCACGAGATGCCATGAATGGCTCAAATTCGAAGTTAGATACAAAGTCACCAACAGGCATATTAATAACTGAATCATTAACAGTAATTTCACTTGTTCTTGTTGTAATTGTTGTAGTTTGTGTTCCAGCACCACGTCTGCCAGCTCTACCTTCGTCTCGGTCAAATGTAGAAGTAGCTGTAGTATCAGTCATCGGCAAGAATTGCTGGATATTATCAACAAAATCTCTAAAATGACTTGCAAGGTCTATTTCAAGAGTAACAGGGTTTGTAGTTGTATCGTAAGAAGCGTCATAAGGTGGAGAAATAACACCTTCACCAATATATTTAAAGAAGTTACTTACGCAGTTTCTAAAGTTTGTTGCATAAGGTTGTGTAATAACATCAACATTTGAATCTCTTGTTAATGTAGCAACTTTAGGATTAGTAACTGATGGGAAAATAGTACCACTTGTGTTTGATTTATATTTTAAATCAATAGGGAATGTCTTAACAGCAGGTGTTAAAATCCTTTGATTAAATGGAACTGCTGACCTAAACTCTGGTGAGTTAATATTAGCTAAAGATAAGTTATTAAATGGTTCTACAACAAATCCATTTTTAAATCTTGATAAGCCATTTTCATCAAGTATTGTTAAGTTTTGTGTATCAGATTCTAATTGATTTAACGAAATATAGTATGCCATGTTATCAATCTTTTTCTCAAGATTGTGCATATCTTTCATTCTGTATGCTTTAACACCAGTTGGCGTAATTCTTACAGCATATTCTCTTTTGCGTTGTGTGTCTGCATCTTTAGATGAAAGCGCAGGGTAACCTGGAACAAAAGCAGTTGCAATTACAAGTTTATCGTTTTCAACTTGAGGTGGAACTGGTCTTGCGTTTTCTTTACCTTTTACTAATGAGAATTCACCATAAGAATCTGCAACAATAGAATCAATACGAGCTAAATAGTGCTCAATATCTGTTGTAGCACTTTCATTTATTGCTGGAATTAATGGCGCACCATAAGTTGAGAATGTTGGTTGAGTAACACCAACATCTTGTGTAGCACTTCCTGCGTTTGCACTAGATTCTGTAGCTGAATAACTTACACCGGATTCTATATCACAGTGAGGTCTGAAGTCAATACACTCCCTAAGGTTATATTGTACCCCTGTGTCACTCACATGAACCGGTATGTCATTTCTATCAAGTGTATTCGGATAACTATTAATTGAGAAGAAGTATTCACCAGTGGACGATGAGAGCTCAAAACACTTAATGTTAACTAGGACAGAACCGTCAGCTGGCTTAGGTCGTCCTGCGATATATTCAATATAAGATAAATCATAATATTGGTCTTTTTGATTTCGTACTAATCTGAAACTACTTGTAAAGTCTGCACCAGTGGTATCTTTAATTTCTTTAATTTCAAATACATCTGGGAAACCTAAATTATATTGTGTATCTGAAGCTTGCGCATTACCTGAATAAGTAACTTTAACCCATGGCTCGCGAATAACTTTGTTATATGAATCTATTCCGGTAGAACCTGTACCAACTAATCTTCTGTTATGGTAAACAAATACATTAGTATTTGCACCAGAGTCAATGTTGAAATCCATTTGAGAATTATTTAATGATTTTGTTAATCCAGTAACTGGCCATTGAACACCATTATCAGCAATAACTAAAATGTCGTCTTGTTGACAATCAAAATCTTCACCAGGATTTGCAGTTAAAGTAATAGCACCACTTGAGTGAGTAGCAGCAACTCTTTGTCGAACTGGAATGAGTGTGTCTGTTAATTCAAATACACTACTTAAACCACTATCAAATATTAATGGCTTCTTAGATACTTCTTTTAATTTATTACCAACTTCAACATAACCGTTACCATCAGATACTCTATCTAAGTTAGTAATTGGTCCACTTAATGCAATATTAGAAAGATAAAGTCTTGTCGGTGTTAAATTAAGCGCAATAGCTGTTCCTATAGTACCATTAGTATTGTCTTGTAAAGTAACTGGAGTGTGGTCAATATCAAGTCTGCCGCTAAATCCTGTAACATCTACATAATGCCCATATTCAATACCAATACTTTGGTTATTAACTGTTTCTGTACTTTGAATTTGGTCAATTGTAAATGAACGTTCACCTGAATTTTCTATGCGGAAACCTTTAACATAAGCAACACCTTGACCTAATAATGCAGTCACTTCAGTATTTGCTGAACCTTCTGGTATTCTGTCATCGCTTGAAACTGGAAAACTTTCTAATACATAGTTACCTGACTCTTCGTATGTTCTTCGAGCCATTTCTTCACCGAGGATATTATATTGAGAAACATCTCTTAATCCAACCGCGTTACCATTTTGATAACGAATAATTGTAAAGAAATCAGCATCTGCATTAGCTTCAGTAGGAGTCTTAACAACTAAATTTGGTGTTAATTTTAATCTATCTGCGCCTGGTGCATTTTCGTTTTTAGAACCATACGCGTTATCAAATAATGAGTCGTCTTGTAATGCGCTAACTGTTTGTTCTGTTGTTTCAAATCCTACGTTTTTATCTGAAGGAACATCAGAATAGTTTTCTATAATTAATGTTTGTTCACTAGCAAATACAAAATGACCTTTTTGGAAAATAATACCAGGTGACATTTGAATACCAAATGCTTTACCTACTCTATCACTAGCAGTTGAAACTCTAACATCTGGAGACGATGCAAAAATTGGTGTTGGATTAGAGCCACTTGGTGATTGAGTACCGCGCTTATATTTGTATAAATCAATACTAAAAGATTCACCAGCTGTAAACTGTGTATAGCTTGCTGTTGTATTTAAATATTTAATCCAAAATGTTGATTGAGGATTTTGTTGTGAAGCTACAGAACCTTTACGCGCTTTAATAATTTGTGCTTGAAGTCCTGAAATAGAGCCAGTGATAATATAAACATAATCTAGTTCAATAATATCACCAGTGGGGTCTTCTATTACAATACGACTTTCATATTCAGTTGGGTCAAAAGCAGCAGTATCTTCTAATTTTACATAACGTAAATCGTCAATATTATTAAAGGTACATCCTTTTACGATACTACCTTCTTTAAAAATATTATCGCCAAATTGTTCAATTTGGTTTTGCAGAATACTTTGTAATTGTGTCAACTCACGAGCTTGAACCGCAAATCCCGGCTTGAACAAGACGCGATTGAATTGTTTATCTTGGTCGTAATCGTCAAAATATGGCGATTGATTGAGATTTGTGTTAATAGGCATTTATATTATTTCCTTAAAATTCCAGTACAAACTTAAATTCCTCACGAGATAGGTCGGTCCTAGCAAGTGGGAAGAAGTTCTCCATAAAGTAAACTTCACCAGTTTTCTGCATATAATCTGATAGTGTAACATTTGAGGCTACCGGACTATTTATATTGATTGTCTGGCCAGTTTCGTTTCTAAATGGTAAGTTTAAATCTAATGGGACATCGTTTGTATTATTTGTATGTAATTGACCTGTATTAGCATTATTTGAATATGGTCCTAAATACTCAGCAAGATAAACCGTATTTGCTGATGCATCAACTTCGTGTACTTTTGCACTAAATACTGTATCGTTATTACTGTCTACTTGAATAATTGTACTGTTTGCAGATACTTTATTATAGTCATCTGTTACTATTGCAATTCTATTATCAAATATATTAGCTGTAAACCCTGTATCAAATTCGGGCGAACGTACTATACCTATACCACCATAAGTATTTACATCGCCAATTAATGTATTATCTTCTGCTGTAATATATCCATAAAAACCAAAATGCTTGCATCTAAATTCGTCGATTAAATTAAATCCATGACCGCCAGGTGGAGATAAACGAGGTCGTATTAACGCACGAACATCTGTTGTTGTTTCATCTTCCGGTAAAAATGAATTAGCGCCTGGGTCAATAACGCTCGCAACAGCATTAGTATAACCACTTCCTTCGTCTAAAACTGTAACCGAAGTTATTCTATTATTTACAACATTTGGTATTGCTACTGCGCCTGTACCATCTCCAATTATATTAAGTCTAGGTATAATTTTAAAATTAGCATTACTTTGTACACCAGATAAATCAGGTGTAGCTACTCCAGTTAGTAATTCTGCGCCAACTCTAATTTCAGCATTACCTGTAGCTTGATTATAGCTATAATAAGTAATTTGGAATAATCTAGAAATTCCATTAGATGGATTAGTTGTGTAAATATATTGGCCTGTAAAGTAATTAGTTACAGGGCTCCAATTATCTGAAAACGGTGTTACATTTAAAACGCCAGACGCGAATGGTGTCTGAATTAATCCACCTGTATATTCATCATATCCGAAATTATCATCTGGATTTGTTACAACTATATCTGAAATTGTGCTTGCAGTATTAGCTGATGGGTTATTAGGAGATGGTGTAGGTGTAATTGGCACATAACCAATTGCGTTATAAGAATCAAATTCTAATGAAGAAATAACATACATGTATTTCCAAACATATCCATCAGCAGTTAGATAAATTTGACTAGTATTCGTTGGGTCATAACTAGGTGGTGTACTAGCAGCTCCACCATTATTATTGTTTAAGCATTTAAATACACGGTAATCACCCGTATCATTATCGTTTGGACCTACTACTGCATAAAATCTTTGGTCTGTTAAATTAACTGCATCATCATATTCAACATATACTTGACCAACCTGCCAAGGATAGTATTTAATCATAAAATGAATGTCATCTTGAAGTACTTTTTTACCAAAAAGTGTGCGCTCTAAAAATCCTGTTTTAGAAGCTTGAGCATCTTCAGGTGAAAAAGTGTCAATACCAGAAACGAAAACATAGTAATCGTTATTAGCAAGGTCATCAATAAATAACCTTGTTACATCTGTTTTAAAACTATTGCTTAATATTTCTGCCATTTTGAATTAGACTCTAACCGTTTTTATTATTTATTCCCAGCCTCAAGATGTGAAAGAAACTTTTTGTCTCGGCCACGCTCTACCTGAAGTCGGTCTTCGTTTAAATGTTGTTTGCGGACTACCACCTGCGATATATTTACCTGTTCCCATACGTACTCCCCATGGAATATGTACTCTTAAAGGTGGTGTTCCATATAATTCTGTTAAATCAGCTCCACCATTTTGATAATCATTATCAGAAACGCGATTAACGTTACTTGATGAATATAATTTAGATGATGCTACATTTCCTGCTGGATAAATTGCTGGAGGAGTTTGTTTACTTCCTGCAACATTTGAAAAATTAATTCCTTCCATACCTTCACCAATTAAATTTTCTTTTGCTGATTGCACCATTAACTCTTTTAATTGTGCAATACTTGGATATACTCCTCGTTGAGTAAAGTAATGTTCTAAAAATACTGTTGCACATCCAGCTGCAACCGGCGCAGCACAACTTGTTCCACTAAAATATCCCCACTTACCATCTAAGAAAGTAGTTGTAGGATATGATGTCCAAGTATAAGCACCATAAGCAGCAAAATCAATCATTGGACCTCGACTACTATAATCGTCCATTAATCTATTAACGTCGTCTTGTTGACAAGCTGCAATTGTAAATTGATTATCTCCACCTTCTACTTCAATTCTAAGTGGATAATATGACGCTTGAGCACCCTGTGTTGAATTAGTAAATTGATTTCTACCATCACCATCTAAAGTATTTGTTACATAACTAACGCCAGCATCTACTCTTACTGTAGTATTAAATCTTGGGTCTGTTGGACTTACAGCAACATGTGCATTATTACCTGCACTCTTAAAATGATAAATTCCATTATAGCTATTATATTGAGACATTACTGTATCAAAGAAAGAACCTCGAGATTGGTCAGGAATAGAAATCATCCATTTATCAGTACTATCTGCAGGGTCTTGGATAACTCTCGGAATAATTAAGTTATCTGCAAATGCTCTATAATCTCCTTGCCAAGAGCTTGTGTCTTTTATACACGAAATATTACCAGTCATAGCTGGATGGAAATCACAAACATAATCATAATTAGTTGTAGCGTCTGGCATTGTAAATGTGACTGTACTTGTTCCTTGACCACTTACTCCTGGAACATTACTACCTCCAGTAGTTCTGACATATAATGGATGTCCACCAGAAGCTTGGTTGTCAATAATCACAGTATCTCCTGGATTACATACAATTCCTCTATTATTAATAGGAGAGTTTGCAGATGTTCCTTCGTAAACTCTATCTTCACCAGTAACTATGTACGCGCTTGAACCTGAAGCTGTCATTGTAATATTCCAGGTTGCTGCTTGGATATCACCACGATTTATTGTTGTTGAATTACCATCTTCATCATAAGCTACAATTTGATTTATATCATCAATAATATAGAATTTTTCGTGGTCAACACTAGAATATCCCCATGCTCCAGTTACGACTGTTGCATTACGAACACCTGTTGCTGGATTTACTGCTTTAGTAATATGCCACTGAAGTGCGCCATAATACGCATTAGATACACCATCAGATAAGTATAAAACTCTAAGTGTTGATTTTTTACCCCAACCGCAATACTTGCCGCCAGCTGCACTTAATACACCAATCGCATGAGATGAAAACCAGTCTGAACTAGGATTTGAAACTTGATTGTTACGAGCTGAACTTAATGCTCCGGAAACTGTTGACCATTCCATTGGAACAAACTTAGAATTAGTAGAATCCCATTCTTCAAAATCTACATGGTCTTCGTGACCTGCATTACCTGAGAATGGAGTACCTGCTTCAATAGCAACAATATCTACATATTCACCAAGGAAATTACTTTTAGTTGCATCTTCAAATTCAGTATCACCAAAAAATCCTATCGGTGGAGTTGCAGGATTTAGTCCTGTGCCATCTAATTCAAACTCACTGGTAAAATACATATTTGTTCCAGTATAGTCTTTACCATTTTTTGTGCTTGGTGATGATGGTGTATATCTTGTAATGTGACTAACATCAGGTCCAGTATATCTTGGAGTTGATGATGGATACGTAATTAAATCAACAACAGGCTTTTCAGGTAAACATTCAATAACTTTATCACTTGTATTTAATTGAGCCGATTCTTCATCAGTTAATCTCATACATATAATAGCATCCCAAAGGTCAAAGTTATTGACCACTTCCATTCCAGCTGCTTCATTAGCTAAGAACGAAGCTTCGTCTGTACCTGGTTGGAGGATTACGTTATGAATACGTTTAGCCATTTATTAGCTCTCTAATTTTAATGCGTCGATAGTAACTGTAACTGTTCCTGCACTTCCTGAATTATTTTGAATTGCTACTGGAACTTCAGTTTCTGAATTGTCTAACCAACCCATAATTGATGGGGTTATTTTAAATGTTGTTGTACCTGAAGCTGTAGCAATAAATTCTGCAATAACACCAGAACCATCCGACGGGTCTGTTCCTTGTGTTCTACTTGCATCTGCTGTTCTTGCTGCTGTGTCAGAATATATTCTAACCCAACACTGTTTGTTTACTGTAACTTTTTGTAATGCGAATGATTTACCTAATGTAGCATATTCAACAGAACCTGAAGAACCATCTGCGATTGAAGCAGTTGTTTCTGCTTCTGATACACGAGATGCTCCACCTCCGCCGCCACTTGCTGCTGCCCATTGGTAATCGGAACCACTCCATTGTAGGAATTCATTGGAACCTGCACCAGATGTATTTAAATGAGAATCAACATCAGCATTTGTATATGTATTTCCTGGTGCTGCAACGCTTAATACTCCATTTGAAGCTGTAATATTAGTACCAGCAATTGCTGTAACAAAATCAGCAATAGTATCTTTCTTTGAAGCATTAGAATCGTTAGCATCAATAAATCCGATACTATCTGCTGCTACATCAAGTGTTCCACCTGTTAAACTGTTGAGGTCAGTACCACCGCCTCCGCTACCACCTGAAGCATTAATTGTAATAGTATCTGCATTAGCATCAGTTGTAATAGTAACGTTAGAACCAGCTACTAGAGTAAGTGTATCTGTTGAACCATCAGCTACTACACTACTTTGACCTGCAACTGCAATTGTTCCAAATGTATTAGCAGAAGAGGCTCCACCTCCGCCTCCACCGCTTGCTTGTTCAACCCAAGTATATGTACCATCAGCATTTGTCTTTAATACATAATCAGATGTTTCTGAATTCGTAACATTATTTGCGTAGACATAGGGAGCAAGAGGGTCTGTATAATTTGTAATTGTACCACCAGAAGTATCTGCTAGAAGCTTTCTCCATGAACCGTGCGCGTAGTATAGAGCACCAGTATCATGAGCGTGGCCAATTGCTCCGTGATATGTGCCTGGGTTATTAGCAGTTAAAGCAGCGAACGTATCATAATAAAATGATACTTTGTGAGGTTTTCCGTATAAATCTAAATTCCCATTGGAATCAAATATGCTGGTAAGTGTCGTGGCATTACCAAAGTTAAAATATATTTCGTTAAAATTGTCGTTGACTTTATCGAACGCATTACGTAACGGGTCACCTGACCCATCATTCGCAGATGCTCCGATGTTAATTATTTGCTTGGCCACAGCAGAATCTCCTTTAAATTATTAAATATTTATTATACCGGTTCGTGGTCGGCAGTAACATAAGTACTATCAACAGTAAAGTTTGTCACTGACGCCTCGAGCGTATTTGTATTTGCTCGGTCGAGTGGCGAACCGCTTCCATCGTCATTAAATAGTCGTAAAAATCTTGCCTTAGTGCTTCCATTAATTTCAGCTTTATAGATAAAGTCGCCGAACATTTTAGAACCAGCAAGGTGAACATTTTCTTTTAATAGTTTTTCGTATTGACTTTTATCAAGAGTTGATTTAATTTGATATGAATACTCTTGATAAAAATCACTGTCTTGTATTCTCATACCTGATTTATAATAGCTATCAATTGCTGCACTGTTTGCAGTCTGTGTTATATATCCGTCAATATGAGATGAAAAATCTTTCCAATAACCTTTATTTTTTCCTTGCTCTTCTGCTGTAACTGTCCCAGCAGCTAATGGTAGTGTTTCATCTGCAGGATTATATAAAGTAGCTTTATCACCGGTAATATAAGCAAAACCAGAATTATTAATAGCAACTTCTTCAATATATCCAACTTCGTAAACTGCTCGAGCATCAATTATTGCGTTATCACCATAAGCACGACTTGAGTAGTCAATAGAAACACCTGCAACATTAAAAGAATCATTATTGGTTCTTATTATATTGTTAAGACCAGTAAATCCATCCCACGAATTAGGTAAGATATAAAGAACATCATTAACTATATCTATAGAAGTAACTTCTGCTGTTACTCCAGTATTTGCTTCTGTAATAGTTTCACCAACATTAAATAATGCAGATTGACCTGTATTAGCTAATCTTATTGTTTGACTTCTCTTTTTAAATTTAGAAATTAAATCATCTTTTGCTCTTGCAAAAATATCAAAGTCATAATTAGCACCTTTATCAATATTTTGGAATAAACTAATTTTACCAATTTCAATATCTGCAATATCAAATGCTTCATCTAATGGAGTACTTAAATTAACTGGGCTTGCAGTACCTGAGAATGGAGCAGTAGCTTCATAATCAGCAGCATTAAGTTGTGTTGTTAAATGTGGTTGAATTAAATCAGTAATAAGCTCAACAGTTTCTACATTAGAAAGTTCTGCAATAACTTGTGTGTTAGCATTTTGTGGACTACCTTCTGGGTAAATTTCACCTGGTGAAGAATCATTAAAAGCTGAAACGTTTTGTTGAATACCTAAAAATTTTAAATCTATATTTGGATTTCTGTCTAATGTAGATATAGCACGAGATTGGTCAAAACCACCTGTATTTACTTTATTAGTAAATTTGACACCAATATTTGTGGCATTTTGACCAATAACATAAGCTTCATTACCGTTAGTATCTCTTAATCTTTCGTATGGTTCAAATTCTTCAGTATTAGAACGGTCTGTAATAATAGATTGTTCTGAAACTAAAAGACTTGTATTTGCAACTGTATATCCATAACCACCGCTGTCAATTTCGTATCGCGCAACAGCTGGATTAATTAAAGAAACTTTAGTAACTATACCTTCACCGCCAACTCCATCGTTTTCATCAGCTTTAATTAAAACATTTTCACCAACAGTACGATTCGGTTCGAACTGGTCTGTAACTGTAAATGCACTTAAAGAGCCATTAACAGAACCAAATTCTACAAGCTCTTTATTAATGTTAGTGTAAATAGTATCATATTTTTTAAATACACCTTTTACGTTATCGATGTAAATAACAGGTGTAAATCTACCATTAATTAATATTGAATTAATTTTTGTTACTGAAGCTTCAGCTTGTGAAATTGTACCTGTAATAACACGGTTAATTAAATCTGCGTAAGTATATTCAACACCTAAAGGGCTAGTAAATAGATTATCGTTTGGAACCATCTGAAGGAAATTGCCTTCTTTCCATTCAGAGTTTGAAGGTTTGAGCATTTTAGTAGATGGATAAACTATTTCAATATCATACTCTTTATAAAATGTTGCAAAGAATAATTCAATACCAGCCTTAGTACCTTTTCTACGATATAGGTCTAATATATTTTTAACAAGGAATGGTATGATACTTTCTTTTAACTCGAGGTCAGCTAAATATTTGTTTTTATAGAAAATAAGTAAATCTTTAAGTGTACTATCGATATCTCTATATTCAAAGAATCGACGAGAAACATAAGTTGACTGATTAGAAGATGTTTCCATCCACTTATAATAATCACGAGCTAATTGAACCAGTTCAGGCCCATCTTCACGATAGATAGCAGGGAATTGCTGATTAATAAAAAAGCTTATACTTTTTTCTATCTGTGAATAATCTTCAGCCATTCTTTATATTCCTTTATTAATAGCTACTACTTGAATTGCTATTTGTTAATGTTCCAATTGCAGAAGAAGATGATGTTGTACCAGAAGCTGGTTTTTCATCAAGTAACATATTGACTTGTACATCCTCGTCTCGTATAATAAACACACGACCTTGTGGTGCAGATATGTCACTCTTCTTAGCGCGAACCATAATTTTAATTGCGCTGCCATCGAATGCTTCAACTTCAACTGTATTTAAAGTCACTACACCTTTAGTATAATCTACTGTTCCAACATTTGGTTTAAATATTGAAGGATTTGTTATATCATCAATAATAAACATTAAATTACCTAAACCATCATCTTGTATATAAACACATGTTCCATCTACATCAAATGGTGTACTCTTTACTGCAGGTTTATATTCACTAAATCCATTTGCTTCTCTAAATGGATATGGTTTAACTAATTCAGTTTCAAATTTAAATGATGGTGTTTCTTTAGTATTAACTACTGGACTCCAATCAATAATTGGCATAATAGTTAATGCTGTACTTTGTATTGCAGTATCAACAGCATCAACTTTAGCAGTCAGTTTACTTCCTCGTAATTTTGTATTAAAATCTTCTAATGTGTTTTCTGAATAATAATTAATTGCAGTTCGTACTAATAGCTCGAGTTCGTCTTTTGATTTTTCTGTACTCTTATTACTATAAACGATATCAGCAACAACATCTGCATATACAAATTTTGTTTGTACAAATATTGGTTCAATACCTAACGGGCTCTTTTCTGCCAAATAGTTAATATAAGTATTTGCAAGTGTTGAACTAATACTTGTTGTTTCTGAATCTAAATAAACTGAAACAGCAACACGACCAAATTGAGGTGGGTCAAGCTCTTCGCCACCATAAGCACTCACTGCTGTAATTTCTGGAAATGCTTGTTGTAATAATATTTCATAATCTTTTGAAGTCACTGCGCGCTCTTGGACTGCTAATGATTTAGGTGCAAAGTATCGAATAGATTCCATACTTTCGCGCTCTAATCCTCCAGCAGCTGCTGAAATTGTTGTAACAGAAATTGAAGCCCCATCAATAAAACTTGCGCTAAATGAGTCTGCACCATTTGCTAATTCACCAGATGTAATACGATATCGTACCCTTACATCCTCAAACTCTTCTGGCTGTAAACCAAATTCGTTTTTACCAAAATAAACTGCATATCTGTTATCTAAATATGGCTCTAAATAAAATACTTTATCGTCTGGTCTAACACCATAAATTGTATTAGCTCGAGTAAAGATATTTCTATTTTCTGTTTCTTCAGCATCAACAAATACAACGATAGAGTCTGTATCAACTTCGTCATTAGTTAATTGAACACGAAGAACACCATCGGCGTCAACAATAAATCCTTCTCTTTGGAACGATGCTAACATTGACCCTTCAAATATTTCAACATTATCTGCTATAAATGTGTCGGGTGCTGTTCTTCGAGCAACGTATGTTTGATTAGTTACAAATGTAAATAAATCACCTTGATAGTTTGCAGAAAAAGTAGTATAGGTCGGAATAGTAATTGTGCTATTTGTTTCATTCTCATCTGTAATTGTAACTTGAACGACAGCTTTAGCAGATTTACGAGACCTTGGAATATAGTTTAATTCTTTTGCATGAGAAACGATAGAGTTCTTTAAGACGGCCGAGTCAAGAAACATCTCATTCATTGTCATGTTCGTATAATAATTATTTTGAAAAGAGTTGAATGCTAATACATCAAGTAATGCACTCATGTTTGAGCCTTCAAAGTTATAATCTTTGAATTGCGTCTGCGTCTGCAGATATGCTTTCAGCTGAGTTTTGATAGAATCAAAATCAAGCTCTGTAATTGGAGTTTTTGGATTGGCCATCTTATCTTATCCTTTCTAATATTAAATCAAGTGTTATTGGTCTATCAACATTCTTGATATAAAACTGTATGTTTACATTAACTGTGTTATCATCATACCTACTACTTGCAGTTACATCTATAATTTCTGCTCTCGGTTCGTATGTTCCTATTGTATCTTTACATCTAGTTTCAATAACTTTTAAAACACCAGGCGTAATATTTTCAAATAATAATCCTTTTATACCGCCACCAATAAATGGTTGCATTAACCTTTCGCCTGGGTCTGTTAAAATTAAATTTTTAATGCTTTGTTTAACTGCATCTTCGTCTTTAAGTAAAGCAATATCTTTTGATATAGGACTAATACGCAAATCTTTATGGAAATCAGTATATAAATTCGGCTTTTTAGTAACCGGTGTTTTTGTACTTATTGTCATCGTACTATATCTCTTGTATCTAAATGTATATGATTCTTATATATTATTACGCCTTTAAAGCCAGATTTTCTAGCATTTTGTGTAAAAACCTCAGTCCAGTCATCTCTTTCAAGAGATGTTCCTAAAGCTGCATTTAATGCTTCTGCAGCTTGGTCTTCTGCACTTTTTGATTTAAAAGCAGCATCCATTTTAATATCTATAACAAGCCCACTTAGGTGAGCATCATCTGGTCGCTTTTTATATTGAGTATATTCTGTACTAACCCAACCATTTGTAATAATCATTTTATTACCATAAATTTCTTGTAATCTTTTTAGATAAACTTTAACATCTAAATCTAAATGTGTATATGCAGGAAATCCTAATCTTTCTTTGTCTTCATCATTTTCTTTTTCTTCAAAAACTTTACCTTCAACACCAAAAGTTCCGTCTGAACCTTTCATTACAGCCATACAATTAGGTAAATTCTTATAATCCTCAGCTGTTATTGGTTTAATAGCAACTTTTTCATAACCACTCAAAGATAGCGCATCATCAGATTCCCATATTCTATTTAGGCTATTTATGTCGTCTGACCTCTGCTCAGGTGAAAATCTTATTGCTCCATTACGAATTGCTGTAGATGTATTTTGATTTCCAATTGCTTGTAATCTTTTAATTACTCTTTGATATCTGTTTCCATAATCATCTAATGGATTCTTAATTTCATTTAGTAATGCTTCAACGTTTGTAGCAAGAGCACAAAAACGTGCAACTAAGAATTGCATTGTCTGTAAATCCATGTAATCAAATAAACTAAAAGCATAATCCATAAACCCTTTGAGTTTATCTTTCATTTTCTTTTGTGTTTCTTCAGTCAGTTCATTACACATACGCTCTTTACGAGTCATTATATACTTTGTATGAGATTTGTCAATACCTACAACTAAATCTCCTATCTGGTCTAATATATCAAAGTTATCAATAGCATCCATTACCTTCTGATAAATCTTAACTACAGAATCAATAATTTTTTCTTGGATTTGCTTCATTAATGCTTCTACAATTTTTTGCTCGATAAATGCTTTATCAATTTGACCTTCGTATTTTCCTTTTAAAGCAAGAAATTTATTGTATATTGCAATTGCATCTTGGATTAATCCATCGACAACTCCAATTAAATCATAGAACGCATCAATCTGATTAAACAGATTATTCATACTATTACAGAATCCACCAAGAATACTTTCAGATATATCACCAGTATAGTATTGTTCTAAATCACTAAGTAGTTTATCAGGTACTTGGTTTTGAATACCATTGGGTGAATAATTAAAAGCTTCTGCAAAGTCTGCAACTTCAAGAGTACTAATATTACCTTGCTGATATCTGTTATTTAATGCAGGATAGTTTGATGTATCATATCCTCTAACTGTACCATTTATATAATTACCTGCTTCATAAACACCATTACCAAATTTGTTTATCATATTAGCGATTGGATTTTTATCTGATTCAGCAATAATATTATCAGCAAGCTCTTTTGCAAAAACATCAATTTGATTTAATGTATATGAGCCATCAGAGTTTACTGTAGGACCAGGGTTAATTCTTTGCTTATTAAGATATGTTTGACTTCTTCTGTCTACGCAATGAGCCATTATTCTTCAGCCTCCAACGATTCACAAACTCCTAAAGCATATCCCAGTGAGAAATAACCGCCCGGTACTATTGAACATCCATGGCTTGCTGGTTGAGGCATTTGAATCCTAGGCATTCCCAATCCGCCTTCTGGTAATACATTAATATCATATCCTGCTAATGCCTCCAGCGGTGATGTGAGTACTGTAGCAGCAAATCCTGCTCCATTTCCTTGTGGGGCCACAGCACCTGAAATTATTCCTGGAGCAGGTGGTGCAATTGGTGTAGAAACACCCGGTGGATTTATTGCAGGTAGTGTTGGAAATGCTGGTGGAGCTACCGGAGCAGTGCCACTTGGAGCACCAGAGCCTACAGGACCAGTATAAGCCCAAGCAGATAATCCTGCAGTACTAATTCCAAGAGCAGCTATTGTATTAGCAGAAACAGCGCCAGGAACTGTTAAGGCTCCAATTTGCCCGGTAGTAGCTAATAGTGCAGCAGTATTAACTGAACCTGCATTCCATAAACCACTGAATGAACCGCTTGCCGAAAGCATATTTACAGTTGGTGCGGTAACACTAAATCCTCTAGATGTCTGTGACCCTGTACTTCCAACTACTGGAGTTAGTGATACGGGTGATGTTCCTAATGCAGTATTAATAATACTTCCAATTGCATATATGTGCGTATCTGCAGCTGATGTTAAGCGAACTGCTTTATTTGCATAAGCACTAAATGTAAGCATTGCTGTATTTTTAATATGGCCAGAAACCATATTGATTTGTCTTTCACCTTCGATAGCAACTTCGTTTTTACCAAAAATAGTTACGCTTTCAGCATTACCTTCGATTTTAGTTGATGCACCACGCATGAACAAGTGGCCGCCAACATTAAGATAAGATTGACCACCCACTGTAACTTCGTTTTCGCCGTGAACAATTCGTTTATAGTTACCCATAATTTCTTCTGTCTTGTTACCTTTAACATAGACATGAGAATTACCATTAATAGTAACTACTGAATGACCTGATGATTCGTGTTTAGTTCCAATATTAACTTCATAGCGATCACCTTGTGCTCTTTCTTTAAATGAGCCTATTGCATCAATTTCAATATATGAACCTGAGTTGTGTGTAATTGTAATACGTTCTGCATTTGGAGTATCATCAATTTCAATACTGTGTCTTGCTGTTTCAATTACTCTGTTGTATGGATATTTTGCAGCATACGCTGGTGGTGGTTCATTCCATGTTACATCTGAATCTGGAATTTTTTGTCTTTGTACTGCGTTTGAAAATCTTGGTCCAATATAAGTTGTATCTAAATCTTCAGCTCTTACTAATTTTGATTTTTGAACTTGACCCACATCTCTAGGTGCACCCATCATTGATAAAATTTCTGGTTCAAACGGTGGAACAATACCCCACTTTGCTGCTTTAGGGTCGTGCTTTTCTGTATATTGACCGGGTACTGTACCCAATATCATTGGATGTTGACCTTCATCTCCATCTAAAAACATTCCAAAAACAAATGAATTAATTGGTGGTGGAGCATGGTTAACATCATAGTTTCCTGCTACACAAATAGCCCAAGGTAATAATGCTGTTGGTATTTCTTCGTTATTTCCATGGATACCAAAAGCACGTACTTGTACTCGCCCTTGGTTGGACTCATCTAAATTGTTTTCAACTACACCAATGAAAAACATTGGATTTGCTATTCCCATGCCTCTCATTATTTGTTATTACCTCTCAAATCTGCACCCGCTGTACTCCAATCGTACTTGGTTAATATTAAACCTGTTGTCATGTTACCATCTTCTACATTATTATCTACTGAATTAATTAAATATTTACCACTTAATTGTTTGTTCTGGCCCGTTTTACTTGTTATATCGTTATCCATTACATTAACGTTAATAACTTCTCCGGCTTTTAAATCAAGCCTTCCAGAAGTTAATGCACTAGTTGCAGTAGCTTGTGAGTGGCGAGTATAAAAACTTCTTTTTGCAATTAAATCTCTGTAGTGCTTATCAGGTCTATAATATTCTTGTTTTAATGGACCTACAAACGAATTTGTAAATGTTCTATAATCTCTTATAAGCATATATTGTTTAGCATTTTTTGATGAAAAGGTTGCATCAATAAATTCTTTAGTGTGTTTATCGTTTTTAATATTTGCTCTTTTTCCACTCGAATCGTTAAAATCTTTTATGTAATCTTCATATTTGTAATCGTGCTTTTTCGCAGTTCTTCTCAATATATCAACTTCAAGTATTGAATTATAATATGTACCACCATTCATATCTCCACCGACATCAACTCTATCTGCATTAGCAAAATGACTAAACGCGCTTATTTGTTGTTCATGCGCATCTGGAGATAAATCTATAAATGCTGAATACTCAAATTTTTTAATAGGGTTTAAGTGTCCGTAATTATAAAGCCATTCATCACTTACAAAATAATATCCATCAAACGTTTCAAAAAATCTATATAAAGAACCTTTTGATTGTGATTGACCTATTGTTTGTCTTGCAACAAATTTTAATGCTGCAGCTGGAGGTAAATCAGGTATCGTTATTGACATATAATCATCTGTCAATTCAAGATAGAATCTACGTTTATCACTTAATGCATATACTTCTGTTTTAGGAGGTAATTCTTCACCTTTCTTTTTAGTAGTTTTTTTCATATTTTTATCAAAGTTATCTTTGAATAAATCTTTTACTATTGTACTAGCAGCTGTTCTAGAAAATCCTTTGACAATACTTTTTTTACTTGCTTCAAAACTTGGTTTTGTAATCCAATGTAAAGTATATGCTATTCCTTTTAATTGTTGTCTTATTTCAATGTCAGAAATTTTGTAAATTTGGCAATTTAATTTTACTTCTGTTTGTAAGTCATAACATAATAAAACTAATTCTAATTGTTCTTCACCTCTCAGCGGTAATTGTTCTAATAATCCAGTACCATCATAAATGTCTATTGTACCAGATATTGCAGCATTTTGAATTGATTGGTTTATACCAAACGAACCAATCAACGCTGTAATGTTTTCAGATTTAGCTCCTTCTGCACCAAAAGGAGTTATTTTTGCAGATTTAACATCACAATGAGATGGATTAAATACTCCTTTTTCCATAATTATTCACTCACAGAAGAAGCAAACTCTCTTTCGAGTTGCCCCAAAAATGTTTTGTCAAACAAATAAATCTCTTTCTTGTTATTGTTTAATGTTTCTTCGTACTCATATATACGATAAGGTTCCCATTCTTCTGGAATAATTCTTTTAATAATAATTTTTGCACCCTGTTCTGTTCGCATAATCACTCTATCTTCTCTACGTAAATAGATTGTTCTAAACGATTCGGGTGCTAATAAAATTTCGTCTACTGCTGCCATTTGTTATACCTTCTTCACGTAGTAAATGATGTTATCATCATTGTTAGGGTCACGAGTCCAGTCAATAACATCTTCTCCAACTTCACCAGATTGTTCTGTGTATTTTTCTACTAAATAATCGTTGAATGTTTGTGGGTCCATTGGCCACTCATGATATGGGTCAATAATATTGTTAGCCATATAAACTAACCAAACATAATCTACTGAACCATAATAAAAATTTGCTATGTCTTCTGCGCGTTCACCTTCTGAAACTGTATAAGGATAATATAGATATGGATTGTTAGATACAGCACGAACAAAGTTGGAGCGTCTAGAAATATCTCTTACTCTGCGTCCTTCGTATTCGATTATTGGAAAATTTTCAAAATATTTCATTTTAGTCCTGTAATATTGCCTGTATCTTTGTCGGTGTATGCATAATCGTCTTGTGTATGAATTTGGATTTCGCTAAATCCTATTGTTAATGATACTGCTGCAGGTACACCACCTTTTATAATTTCTGGCATTCCACCTGCACCATAATCTACTGTAACATTACTAATCATTGCTCTTTTAAATCTCATGAAATGTTTTTCTTGTACACCCAATAAATTTAACTCTACAACACTAGGATATTTTAAAAATGCTCTTTGCAATCCTGCAACGCTATCAACACCATCTACTTGAGGTAATGATTTAGCTTTTAAGAAGTTTACAATCTTTGTAATATTTTTGGTGTCGTCTTCGTTTGAAGGATATAAATCCCAAGAAAAAGTAAAGTTACGCAAGTCAACACCACTAAAGTTTAATGTTTCTTGTGGGTTTACAGTTCTTTCACCAATAACACCCATTGATTTTGCTATCTCTCCACTAATAAAGTTACGGCCTAAATAGGCTGCTATAGCTGCAGCTTTATTTGCATCTTGTCCTGCCATTTTCATTAGACCTGTGCTTTGTGCTTTTAATTTTTCTGCCAATGCTAATGGGTTATCAATAAGGTCTCTACCTATGGTTCTAACACCCTCTAAAAAGTCTTTTGCAACAGCTTTTGCGTTTTCAGCAAAATTACCATCTCCATTTAAACTAGCTAATCCACTAGCAACTCTTTCATATAAAAAATCTCTTTCGAATTGATTTACTCTTATGTTTAAACTGTCTGTTAACTGCCTAGGAAAAGGAAGTTCTATTGCGGTAAAAGAATCTATTTCTGGAATTGCATTAAGTGTATCTACAAATGTATAACCACCCTCATTAAACTCAACATCAGTTGCGCTAGCACCTCCTACGCCAACCTTATCTCCAACTTTAGTTCTAATAGTATTTACATATGCATTATAATTATAATCTTTAAATTGCATTAAGAGACCGTGAGGCATTGGCTTCGTAGGAAACGACATATATGCAGTTTCCCCTAGCGGCTTACCATTACCAAAAGCATTTCGTCTTTGTTTAATTAACTCTGGTCTTGCTGTCATTATAGTCTCGTTGTAATAAATAGTAATTGGACATTTTAGATTATTTATACGGAGTTGCGAAAATAGATTATGGCTTATAGAGGGAGATTTAAACCCGCAAATCCGCAGAAATACAAAGGAGACCCAACTAAGATTATTTATCGGTCTTGGTGGGAACGAAATGTATTCTCGTGGCTTGATAAACATAAAGATGTGATATGGTGGCAATCAGAAGAAGTCATTGTTCCGTATAGGTCACCAATAGATGGAAGAGTACATAGATATTTTCCTGATGTTATTGTTCATAAATATGATGGAAATGGTAAGAAGCATACTGTAATGATAGAAATTAAACCTTATAAACAAACGCTTCCACCAAATCCTGCAAATAAAAATAAGACACCTACAGGTCGGGTGTCGCGAAGATATCTTAACGAGGTTAAGAATTATGGAATCAATAGCGCAAAATGGAAAGCAGCTCGGTCATACTGTGCAGACCGCGGTTGGCAGTTTGTAATTATGACAGAAAAAGACGGAATAGCAGGTAAATAATGGCCATCACAAATTACGCAAAATTATTACAAGAAGCAAAAGCAGCTGCAGGTGGTAAAGCACACCGTGGTAC